CACACTGGATCAACTGGCTTAAGGCCTTAAGCAAAAAGACAAAATATGCCGTCTTTGGAATACTATTGCCACGTATCCAATTGCGCACGTCTTTACGAGATACGCCCGATCGATCTGCTAAGGCCTCAACTGTAATATTATTGCGGTTCATGATGCCCAATAGCCAACGGGCGAAGTGTGTTAGATCTTGTGACATGCTGCCCCCTATTGATGCATTTGCCAACGTTTAAGAAAAGCGATCTGATATCTCAGTGCGTCCAATGCGTGATCGTTGGCTTTGACAGGCCGATCGCCCTTTGCACTCTTTGCCCACTTGTAAAGGCGAAATTCACGGATCAACTGCTTGCAATTGTCATGGATGACTATATGCGGCTTGCCTGCGCTATCTAGTGCCAATCGCTCTTTTACCCAGTTTATCGTTTCTACAACTCCAATATGTTTGGGCGCAGGCTTGTTTTCAATGCCGCACTCTCTTTGTAGTGTGATCCGCCCGTCTCTTGATTCTGGATCGGCTACAGTCCAACGATATTGCTCATTGTATCGGCTTGCAATGTTGTTAAGTGCGCGCCCGTTTTCTAGACTTGTCTTTTCAGTCTGATAATATTCTCTATAGACATGTAGCACGTCATCGCGCTCATCGTGTGCAAAATACAGGCATGCAAAAGGGTTTCGCACTCCGAAGTCAATCGCACGATCACGAGGCCAATGATCGGGAATATCAAAAGACTCGACTACATGCACATTGCGATCAAATTCCAAATAGACAAGGCCTTGCTGATTTGTGAATTCTCCAAACAGGCGCGATCGTTGGCTTGCCTCTGACATGTGAGCAATTGCCTTGCGCATCTTGACGCTAGATACAAAAGGATTATCAAGGCCGGATATCGAATAGCAGCCATATCCGATTTGCGGATTCTCTATGAATACGTCATGCACCCAAGTAATCCCCTTTAAGGGCGTCATTGTACAAACGACTTTCCCCCTTTTGTCGATGCATCGCAGCATTGACTCATCAAATATGTCTTTGGGATGCTCTTCGTCAAGCACGACAAGAGACACAGATCCGCCCTGAAATTTCTCACGTCCAGATTCTGCAGACATTGATAAGATCTTGCCTCCGTTGGGAAGTAAAGCATGCGCCCGATCTTGTGCTTTCCATCTGACAAAGCGAGTGCCAACAGGGCAATATTTTTCGATCTTTGGGCGTAGATACGTCAATGCATCGCCATAAGACAAAGCAGATACCCAAACTTCGCTAGGCTCCTGCGGTATCAAGTCAAGGGGGATCTGATTGATCTGCATCCACTCACGTACCCACCACTCGCCAGATCCTGCGGCAAAGGCTACAGACAACATTCCTGCGCCTGATTCTGTCTTGCCTGATCGATTGCCACCTGACAGCAAAAAGGCTTCTGAGTGTCGCAGCACATTAAGGATCGCTTCTCTTTGACAGGTTCTTTTTTCTGTTATGTCGCAGGCCTTGCAAGTATAGATCCCATTGCCAACGAACTGCATAGGGAGGCCGCAGCCTCTTATTCTGTCTGACTTACTGGCTAATCCATCCCATCTATGACAGTGAGGCGTCCACAGCCTCGACAGGGCTAGAGGATAGTCCTGTGCTATCTGTTCTAACTTCTGATTGATCTGCAGGTACTTGATAAGGCTTGACTTGTCCATGCTTGGAATATATCACAGATAGCCAGATAGAGAGACAGAAAAACAAAGAAGATCCACAGTGCTTGCCATACTGCGGATCTTCAAACTGAAACAACAAAGGAGGTAATTTCAATCTTATTATATTGCTTTTGTCGTAAATTGCCAATTGGCTTTTTTGATTTTTTCCCTGACTTCGACTTGAGATTCTAAGCAAGTCAGTTGCAAGCCGCTCGACAGTTGAATCAAGCAGATATCTTTTTTGACATTGGACGCAAAGACAAATTCGATATGCTCACAGTTGATATCGTATTGTCGCAAGTTCCTTTTATGTCGTATATTGGCCAATGATGGATCAAGATTGTGAGATAAGCATGTGACAGTGATTGCAATCATTGCTCCCCCTGTGGAAGTTCTTTTTCCTGCTCGTCTAATATTAGCCAAGTGCATCCTGCTTTATGCAAGATCTTGAGTATATCTTTCATAGTTGCATCGACAACAAAAGCCTTTTTTGTTGTTCTGATCATTGAGTAAAAAGCCCCTGTATTATCGATCGATACGATCTGATTTGGATTAATCAATACATATCCTTTATGCTCGATCTTTACTTTTGTAATGTCAACAGTGTCGAATCCTATCAACTTCATTGCGCCCCCCTTATCTTTCTGCATTGATCTTGTGCGTGTAGATCATATATGCGCCTATTGTGTTATGCTCTGGATGCAGGATCTTTGCCAGTCTCCAAAGGAAATGCACGGCCGGATATACGTCGCCCCCTTTCCACTTGTTGATCGATGCGCTTGACGTCTGACAATGTTCTGCTATCTCTCTGACTGTTAGTTTTGAGTGTGCTATTTCTGCACTGAGTAACTGGGCAAAAGTGCCTGATTCTCTAAGTCTGAGGATTGTGCGGCCCCATTGTCGTTGATCGTCTCTGTTGTATTCTGTATGATTATCGTTGCTCATTTTTGATCCTTTTCGGCTTGTTGTTGTTGTACTAAATTGATGATCTCGACGATCCATCCTAACCGCTTCATTGTGTCGCGATCGCGATCGTGATATGCGTCTAAGATTGCCTCTTGTGCTTTGACCTTGATCTGTTCCAGTTCCTGATCTACTGTCTGGCTGTCTGGCTTGCTGTCTGTTGTGTTGTCGTCTGACATAGTTAACTCCGTTGTTTAATGTTGATTAAGAAAGTTAGATACAAGTGTGATGATCATTGATTCGTTATTTGTGTTCATTGTTCTGTATACAATGATCGATCCGCCTGTTGTGGATTGTTGTATTTTTGACACTCTAATCTCAAAAGTATCTTCATATTTTATTACGTCTCCAATACGATTGCCGTTGTTATATATGTCTTTGCATCCGCAAAAATCGAATTGTTCTGATAGTGTGATCATATTGATCTCCGTTGTTGATGATGAGGGGAGCATTTGCCCCCCTGCGTTGTTGTTATAGTTTTGTGATTGATCCGTCATTTTCAACAATCATTTTGATACTGTAGTTTGATAATGCATCTTGATTCTGTGTTGTGAATAGTGCAGATACGAAGTGACCACATACTGCATTGCTTGCATCTTTGATCTCTTTGATTTGTAAAAATTGAAAGTTGTAAGAATCTGCTTTGTTGATTTGTGACTTGATGATTTCGATTGCTGCTTGTTGTGTCATTGTTGACTCCGTTTTGTTTTGTTGTTCTAAGCGATTTGCTTATATACATATATTAACAACATAAATACACAGTGTCAACATATTTATGCACTTTTTTATAAAAAAGTTTATTCTTCGTCTAAGTCAATGATCGGGGGTGCGATCGCTCTTAGATTCTGGCTGACTGATTCCGCTTCCTGCAATAGTTGTGTAACGCTCATATTTTCAGGCGTTATAGAGATCTGCACTTGTGGCTCCTCACGTTGGCCCCATCCTGCGCGTTTCTCAAGCCACCATCTTGCGCTCGCTACGTCTCCCTCTTTGACGGCACGATGCACGATCCCCATTGCCAAAATATCCGGCCGCGCCTCAGCCTGTCTAAATTCTAAATAAAAATTGCGATAAATCCCCTTATTTGCCTGCTCGCCTCGCTTAAGCCAGTTCAACAGGGTCATTAAAGTTATCCCTGCATGTTTAGCCGCTAATGACTTGGAACCACCTACAGAGATCACTTGAAGGATCTCCCGTTTGGCTTTATCCGTCAGTTTGCTCTTTCTCCCCATTTAGGATCTCCTTATTGCGTTCTGCTTTTGCCCAGTTGACGCGGCCTTGAATGATTGGATAATAGTCGTCTGTCATTTCGCAGCCTACAGCGTTAAATCCCTCAAGGATCGCACTTACAGCCGTTGTCCCACTTCCTAGAAATGGATCAAGCACTGTGCCGCCCTTTGGAGTCAATAAGCGACATAGCCAACGCATCAATTTGATCGGCTTGACAGTTGGATGGAAATTCTTAACTTCTTCCGCAGTACGTCCTGCGCCTGCTCTGGGATTGTTCAGGCCTGCCGATCCCTCTTTCCTGTGTGTTGCTTCTGCTCCCGTCTTGCCTGCCAAGTGATCGAGGCCTTGCTCTTTCTCTGATCGTTGTGGCTTTTTGCATTGATAGACGTTTGCAGGCCATCGCCCGATCTCGCTCGGTGGTTGTGTTCTTATGCCATTTGATAATTTAAATCCTTTATTGCCTCTATTCGATCCTACTTCCCACTGTGGCTTTTCACTATCTCCAAAATGGCAATCATCCCCATAAGCAAATCGCCCAGCATCTATATTGATCGCCCCTGTTCCCCATTTCAAGACATTCTCTGCAATGCTTGAGCAGTCAGGATCGATCGGCTTTCTTGCAAGCACAGCAGGTTCTTGTGCAGGCTTTAATGCTGTTCCCCATCCTTTATGCTCGTCTTTGTCTGTGTGCTTGTATATGTCGAGGCTTTTAGGAAATCCGCTTGTATATATCCAACTGATCATATCCCTGACTTCAAATCCCGATTCTGCAATCGCAACGCCCATCGGAAAGACAGTGCGAGATCCAGAAAAGGCGACAAGATGCCCCCCGTGCTTCAATACTCGCAGGCACTCGCTCCACAATTCGACAGAATAGGCGATCCCTGTTGCATCCCATGATTTGCCCATGAATCCGAGTTCATAGGGCGGATCGGTCACAATTGCATCAATACTGTTGTCGGGTAGTTCTTTCAACTTGTCGAGACAATTGCCCTTAAGCAATGTGAAGTCTAGATCGCTGCTTATTTCGTCAAATCCCTGATCCTCTGTCGTTTCTCCATCTCCAAAAGGATCAGAATCATCATCAAGATCAGCAAGTAGATCGCCCAATTCCTCATCGTCAAAGCCCAGTATTTCAAGATCCTCACCTTTTTCCCTCAATCCAGTCAGTAAGTCAGACAGTTGATCCGTATTCCAGTCTGCTTTTTCTCCCAGTTTATTATCCGCAATCATGAGCAATTCCGCATCCACAGGCGACAGATCGACATATACAACAGGCACAGTCTCAAGGCCGATCTGCTTTGCGGCTTTCCAACGTGTATGCCCTGCGAGAATCGTGTGATCCTTGTTGGCTACGATAGGGCTGGTAAATCCGAAGCGTTTGATCGAATTGGCGATCGCTGTAACTGCGTGATCGTTGTGTCGTGGATTCTTAGCATGCGGATGCAGTTTGTTGATCCGTACAAACTCCCCAACTTTATCGGAATCTGTCGTGCTTTTGTCTGTCATTTGTTGGCCTCTCTGTGTTCTTTGTCGATTGCATCCCTGACGATCCTTGACTTCGATTTGCCTGTTTTGTTGTGGAGGTCATCGAGTTGCTTGATTGATTTTTGATTCATGGATATGCAGATCGCTTTGTGCTTTGTACCATGACAATCACAGGGATCACACTCGCAACAAGGGCAGATCATCATTTGCCCCTAATCAGATACATGCGATCAGCAATGTGCTTGTTGATGACTTTCTTTGCATATTCTGCAGGCGTCTCATCGTTGATCACTTCTGCAATAATCTCTAGTTGTTGCATCTGTACTGGGCTTAACTTAATGCACACAGTACAATCAGGAGCATGTGCGGCCGTTGTTGCGGCTTCTGTGGCCTTGTGCGTTGTCTCTCTGTCTGACTTGCTGATCTCTTTTGTTTTACGTCTAGGGGGCATCTGTGTCTCCAATAAAAAAGGGGAATCATTGCGATCCCCCTTGATTATATAGCATTATATAGCATTTGGCTACTTAGGGCTAAAATCGCCCATCTGACGCATTACGCGATCCGTTGTGCTTTCCTGTTGCAGTTCACTTCTTAGACGTCTTAATTTGCCGTGTTTTCGCTGTGCTGTAAGGTTTTGATGCGGTACTTGTGTTCTAAGATCTGCAGGCATGTCAAAGCCGTAAAGATTTGCACTCATTGCGCCAAAGGGAGATCTCCAGAATGGATGCTCCCAAATAGGATACAGGCGATCAGTATCCTCTCCATTTTCATCAATGCCATATCTGACATATCCTTGTGCAATGATATTATCCCAATGATAATTGGTTTGCTCTCTTGCCTGCAGTTTACGCCCCTGCTCATTACACCAACGACTAACAGCGATCTGAGCATTTGGATCCCATTGCTGCATTTTGATCATGACGTCCTCATAACTCGCTCCGCTCATTTGACGGCCTAAAGCACAATCACAATGCCCCCCTGCACTCATTTCGCCCTCACGCCCAATATCCGGCCGGAATCCATAATAAAAGATATGACGATAGCCGCCTGCTTTGCCTATGTCATCAGTTCGACAGGATCGGCAAAAGGTTTGATCCAGAGGCACAGAAAGCCAGTGCTGTTTGAATCCCTGACAGGATTTGACGTAGTCTAAGACATTAGCAATCGACGGGGCAAATTTGGAATTGTTTGTGATCCGCATATTGTCGGATCCTAGATACTGCCACAATGCACGACGCAAAAAGACTTCTGGGATATTGTTCAATTTGCCTTTGTAGATCGTGTGCTGTGACTTGATCCAGAAAGTATTTTTCTCGAAGTGATCTGCCAAGTGTGACAGAAATCCGAATATGATTTGTTGACGCTCGCCTTTGACGTACTCAGGGAAATTCATTTGTTGCTCCGTTGTTGTTTTGCAATGGCTAAAAGTCGCCTTGCTGTAGTATATGAAAGATTGTTTTGTTGTGCGTATTTTTTAAGATTGATTTTTCGAGTTGTCAATAACTGGGCGTATAGTTGGCAATAGTGATGGACATTGATCGGCCCCTCGTCAATCAGATCGAGGGGGATCTTGATATATAGATTCATTTGACACGCTGCGCATGATACAAGATGCATCTATTGAAAGTACAGAAGTACACGACTACAGAATAGATCTGCTTTCCGCACTCGCTTAACACATACCACCTTTCAGACTGGAAAGATTGATCTTGATTCTGTGGAATGCCGCAATACATTGACATGAATCTCTCAAAGGAGATCGGGCGGCTACTGAAGTTCTGAGACTCGATTGTGTGCATGATATGCTCCGTTGTTGTAAGGTGGGGGATTGCTCCCCCTGTTGTTGTTTATTTGGCTGCAGCGGCTTGCTCTTCGATCGGTGCGACTTGCTCCGCATTGAATACAGTATAGTATCGAGGCACTAACTTTTCTTTCTGCTCTTTATTGCAGATGATTTTGACCATCTTAGTTATGCGTGTGCCTTTCTGTCCTCGTTGCACTTGTAGGCCCTCGCTTTGCCATTGCTTATAGGTTGCCCATTCATTAGACTGAAAGCCGGCTGCGATTAGTTCAGTGATGTTGCCGCCTGTATATGCTTTTCCTGTTGTTGCGTTGATTTGTTCGATCATGATTGACTCCGTTTTGTTGTTGTTGTTTTGTTGTATACTTATTTATATAGCATTGTCGATCGGGTATCGTCAACATATTTACAAAGGTTTTTTGTAAATAGTTAGATAGATAGACAGATAGAGATCCTACGATCCTGCAATATTCCAGATTCTAGAATGTGGATCGCATGTGTTTTTTCTTTATAATTTGGAGCATCTCACTTTCTTACTGTCTGACTAACTGGCTAAAATTATAATTATATTTATGATTATTATTATTATGCGTCGATATCCCCCTGTATTCATTGCAGTTTTTCCGATTAGTTGTTGGCTAAGTGTTGGCAAAGTGTTGGATGATTTAGGGCAAAGTGAGGGCTAAAAAATAAAAGTGCAATGATTACAAGCACTTATCAACGCAAAAGTGTTGGCTAGTTGTTGGCTAAGTGTTGATTGATTTAGGGGGCGTTTTTTGTTGCGTATCCGCTATAATATGGCTACAATGCAAGCAATCGAATTAACGGAGATCATACAATGGCAGATCCTAGAATATACACAGGGCAATTGTTGCTTAAATGGATCCATGAGCATTGCGGCACAGTCCGATCCTTTTGTCTGGATATAGGATTTCCAGAATCCACAGTGCGAAATTGGTACAATAACGACGTGCCGATCCCTATCGAAAAGATGGCGATCATTGGCGAATACTTTTCAGAGATCACGGGGGAGCCTCCGCACGTCTTTGTTATGCGTCTAGTGATGCACAATCGCCATGTCGTCGAAGTTGTAAAGGTATGGCAAAAGAAAAAGAATCACAAAGGTCGAGGCAATCACGGAGCAAGATCATGAAATACATAGTCATAGACACAGAAACAACAGGCCTAAAGCCAGATATCCACGAAATGATCAGTCTAGGGGCAATCGTCATGATTGACGACGTGATCACAGAGCGGTTTGAAGTCAAAGTCAAGCCCAGACGATTGGCACAGGCCGATCCTCAAGCGATGAAAGTTAACGGCTATGACGAGTACAAGTGGCGTAAAGCGATTGATCATCAACTGGCAGCCTCGTTGATTCATGCGTTCTTTTTACGGCATCAAGACGGGATCCTTGTTGGTCACAACGTACAATTTGACGTCAAATTCGTAAAGGCCTTTTGTGGGCAGTTCGATCAAAGTGTCATGATCAGCACGCCATATCTTGACACAAGAGACATTTGCAGGGGCGTATTGGCCCCATTTGGCTGCTCTAGCATGTCGCTTGATAATATCTGTGCATTTCTAGGATGGGAGCGCAGGAAAGCACACACAGCAATGTCAGACTGCGAGGATTGCATTAAGATCCTGCGTTGCATGTGTCCCCCCTCCCCTCGTTTTATGTTGAGACTTCACACAATGAAAACAATTAGATCAATCAAAGGGCTATTATCATGAGCAGCATCAACAGAGTTACAAGCCGATCGAGTGTGTCGAGCATTGGCAGCAGTTACAATCTAGGCAAGCGGATTGACATTGATATGAATATGTTTCCACCCTCGCAGCATTTCGAGGGCTATTTGTCTCTTATCGTGTTGCAGTGTTCGAATATCAATGCATCAACGAAGATCACAATGCGCCTGTGTCGAGATCAAGAGGGCGATCAGATGATCATCACAGATACAGAAAGCGACATATATACAGGAATCACGACGACGACAAAGGGGAGCGCAATCTTTGCCCTTAATGCCTTTGTCAAAGTAGGCCACGCGGGCGATCTATATGTATTCCTCAAGACAGATACAGGCACGTTTGATCTGGACTTCGTAGAAATGACGTATCAAGGGGATCGATAATGTCAGTTGTTAGAATTATAGGCGATACAGGCGGCACAACGCCAAGCGGGGGCGGGGGATCGACGACATTGACAACAGAGAATTTGAGCAGTCAAGTCAATGGATCAAATATCAATTTCTCAACGTCTAGCGACTTCGTAGAAGATAGTGTGCAAGTTTATTACAATGGGATCCTGCAGATTCAAGGCGACGACTATACAGAGGATAGCGATCAAAGGGGCGTCACGTTTGCCCTTGCTCCTGAGACTGGCAGCAAGGTAGTTGTCATCTATTCACAGGCCGCCTAAATTGACAAAGGGGAGCATTTGCCCCCCTGTGTTGTTGATTATTTCATGTAGTGTTGTATTTGCCATTCTTCAAGTTTGTGCTTGCGTCCATCTGAATCTATGAATGTATAGATAAACGTGTAAGATCTTACATGATCGATCCAGATGATTTTATGTGTCAATCCCATTGCTTGAAAAGTGTCACCGATTGAATATTTTGCTTTGCCTAGACGCATGATTTGCTCCGTTGTTGTTTTGTTGTTTCATAAGCATCATTGCTTATATTCTTACAGTAATTCATTCTTTTGCGATTGTAAACATATTTACACAACTTTTTTCAACAAATATTTAGGCAGTTAGACAGATAGCCCAAACTATCGAGATCCTAGAATGTGATCCTAAAATAAAAGAATCCCCCGCACAGAGGATGCACGAGGGATTCAAGGGAAAGAATCAATCAAGTAATCAAGGATTAGTTATTGATGAATCCTCGAATAGTAACGCGATCGCCATTAGACAAGTTTGATCCAAAGACGATACGAGCAACGCCATTTGTGCCGCCATTATCGATCTTGTAGTTGTCTTGTGCATCTGGCGTGCTTTTGTATTCCATCACTAGACCGTTAACAGTTACGACGAACATTTCGACGAAGTTGAGATCAAGAGCAGCCTGCATTTCAAAGGTAGCACTTGAGCCATCTGCATCGAATCCAGCAAAGAAAGCAGCAAAGTTCAATTTCTCAGTAGCGATCGAAGTATCGGCAATCTTTGCACCAGTTACAGCATCATCGGCAATCTTTCCAGAAGTTACAGCAGCATCTGCGATCTTTCCAGAAGTTACAGCAGCGTCGGCAATCTGAGTTGAATCAATGCCTGCATCTGCAACTTTGATGCCGTTGGCACTAAGGGCCAAAGTAGATCCGTCAAGATCGATCTGCAAGTTGCCTGCATTGTCAAGCACCCCGTTGCCCAGATTCAATTTATCAGCAGGGATTGAGCCTGCTAATTTGATCGCTGTAACAGCAGAATCTTTGATCTTTGCAGTCTCAACGGCATCAGTAGCCAACTTGATAGAAGTAACAGCAGAATCTGCGATCTTAGCGGTTGTTACGCCTGCATCAGCAACACTAATACCGTTAACGCCCAATGCAAGGCTGGATCCATCAAGATCGATCTGTAAGTTGCCTGCATTGTCAAGCACCCCGTTGCCCAGATTCAATTTATCGGCAGGGATTGAGCCGGCCAATTTGATCGCTGTAACAGCAGAATCTGCAATCTTAGCAGTCTCAACGGCATTGCTTGCAATCTTTGCGGCTGTTACGCCTGCATCAGCAACACTGATACCATTAACGCCCAATGCAAGGCTTGCACCGTCAAGATCGATCGTCAAGTCACTAACAGCAGCAGAGCCGTTGTAACTTGTCATTGAGATCCCGTTGCCTGCACTCAATGAGTTAAGATTTGCACCCAATGCAACGCCTGAAATCGTGCTGTTTGACAATTTTGCATTTGCGATCGATCCTGCCAAATGGTCATTAGTGATACCGCCATCTTTGACTTGCAACGCATCTGCAGAGATTTCGATCGATGAATCGTCAACATTTACGGAAAAAGTCGAGCCAGTAAGATCGAGGCCGTCGCCTGCTGTGAATTGGCCTGCGCCTGTGAATTGTGTGAAAGCGATCGCGGTTGTGCCGACTGTCACGTCGCCATCATTTGTACAAACATATCCAGTATCTGAATTGACTGTGCCTTGTTGCACAAATACAGCAGATCCTGAGAATTCACTAGATGCATCCATATCTGCAGCACGTGACCACTGATCGCCTGCGACAACATAGATCCCGTTTTCTGCTGCACTTGTCTGATTCTTGACTAGTACACGATCGCCTGCTACAACAGCGATGCCGTCGATCGTCTGAGTGCCTGAAAGGGTGATATTTCCAGTTGTAGCAACTACAACGCTATCTTTCCAATGCAAGCCTTGAGCAAGTGCATCAACGTAGCCTTTTGTTGCTGCGTGTGAATCTGCGGATGGTGTTGCAACTTGCAACACTGCAGAAGTAAAATCAAAAGTTCCGCTTGATAAGTCTAATTTGTTAACGTCAACTGCCGCATTTGCGATCTGACGTCCTGTAATTTGTACAGCCATGATATTTATCCTCTAAATAGATAGGTAGTAAGAAAAGAGCATTGCGCTCGGTTAGATTGTAGTCATTGAAAGGGGGATCGTCTATTCCAGATCAGGCAATAGAAGTTATACAACTCTTTGAAATCGTGCTTTTATTTCATTCACGATAATTGTAATCTGTTCAAGTTTCTGCTCAAGTAGTGACATGCGTTTATCAAGATCGTTAATTTCCTTGACAATCTGAGTGCGCATTGCATCTTCACGGGCTTGCATATCAACGATCACTTTATCGTATCGATCTCGCAGTTCTTTTTCTCGAATTTCCTGCTTTTTTTCGCGCTCGTCTGCTCTGGCTTGCTGCTCTCTATTTTGCCACCAAAGAAACGCAGCAAAGGCGGCATTTGCCCCCCCTGACATAATCAAGTGAAAAAGATCTTGTTCTGGCATGATTTACTCTCCCATCAACAAAGTATATGAAAATCGATCGTAGCCAGTTTCTGCAACTTGACGACGACAGAGGCCTATAAAGATATCATATTCATTAGGATCTGCTATGACTTGGCATCCTGCGCTATATTTGCCCACTGTCTCACTTTCATGCGTTGCGCTTGCTCTGTGGATATTGATCCCGAAGTATCCGCTTTCTTCATTCTGTCCGTAGTCGTGGACAGTATCGCCATTTCGATCACGCCATACAGACACCTCTCCACCACGCTGCACAAGGGCTTCATATTGGCCTCGATGCAGTCCGAGCATATACACGCCCCGATATTGTCTATTGTGGCACAGGATCGCTGTATTGCGGCTTTGTAGCCAATGTTTTCCTGCGTCAGTTGTGCATTGGAAAGCATGCCAGATCCAGACGCCCTGATCTTTATAGCAAACGTGAATCCAGTCATCGAATCGATCGGCCTGCCCCTCTGGATTGCGCTCGCCTATAATATTCAGATCCCAATCCTGCCCATCAAACACAACAAAGCCCTGCGATCGTGCTAGTTCGATAATCTTTGGAGTGCCTGCACATTCTATTCTCATGATAAGATCCCTAGTGATAAATTGACTGTACTCTGTGATGGATTCCAACGGACGCCCAATACCATTGCACGCCTGTTGCTGTAAGTTGATCCGATTGCAGATTGAAGCCCATAGATATAATTACTCGATATTTCGACTATGTCACCAGCGCACAACAGGCAATGCTTTTCTGTGACTGTCAATTCTAATTGTTCAAATGGCTTGCTATCCCACCCGTGCAATCGAGCATTATCGAGATCGGCTTTGTCCTTTTGCTTTGGATTGTCGATCCGATATACAAGGGCCAGATCTCGCAATATCTCAGCATCTGCAGGCAATGATCTTACTGTGGTACTTGCATTGCTCCGAGTTGTGATCCCTGAATCATATACTTGTATTGTCGATCGTTCATAGACTGCAGATTGACTAGACGCATATAACTCATGATTGTCTATGCTCACAATATCCCGATCGGTAATGTGATCGACAACTGCAAAAAATGTCGCCTTGTTCGGATCCTGACAAACTCGCCACGATAATTCGTTTTGTCGCCAAACAGGCCACATGCCCATTTTCAAAACGGCATCCAGAAAGACAGCAATATTGCCGCCCTCATTGATCAACAATTCGATTTCGTGCGTGCCTGTCGAAGTAGCCCAGTTTTGCGCATAATACGCATTTAGATTCTGCAGGTTAAAAAGGTTCGGATTCCAATTGACGCCTAATCCCCATGATTGCGGATAATCATCAAATACGCCCTGCGTGCCGTTGCCTGTTGACATGACTAGACGAGCAAAGACGTAATCGGGCCGCCCTCGAAGTCGTGCAAGGCTTGTAATCTTATCCCCCACGTGCAGATGATCATGGGCTGCCGTACTAGGATAATTGCCAGTGCTAGCGATATTTAGATAGCCTGCAGGGGCGGTTGTTGTCGTCTTGCTGCTCCAAGTCCAATAATCAGAATCCCCGTGCGTTGCATCCTCAACAAAGATCATGCCGTTTTGCCCCGTCTCCTGTTCGAAGATCGTAATATCGTCAAGATACAATCTGACGTCACTTGAGAAATTAAAAGACGTTGTCACAGATGCCTGCTTGCCTGCATTGCGCCAAAATTGTACTTCTGTGAATTTGCTTGTTAGACGCGTTTGCATCATCGTCAAGAAATCGACGAAATCAAGCCGCCAAACGCCGCGCCCCCCTGTGATATTGCGAAGTTGTCCAATGCTCACACGATTGCGGATCCCGTCGCGTATCATGATCAATTCTGCAACTGCGCCTCGCTTGAATGAAGATCCCCCATTTAAGGGTCGAAGATCCCCGTTGATCGTGACAGTAAAGCCTCCAAAATTGATGCTCCATCTTTGCGGAGTGATCTGCGCACTGTCGATCGTGACATCTGCGGCCCCGATCGCAATCTCTGTATTCATGCCAACAAATGCGCCCTGTGACAGATTGTAATCATTGCTAGGGGCAAGGAAGTTAAGCGCATAATGAATCTGCTTTGATCCATTGTCGAGCGTGTCTATGAATTGCTGTGACCATCCCATTTTATGATCCTAGTCCTAGAGTTTGCGGAGTTTGCGGCTGTATAGGCATTTCGATGCCTCCGACTGCCGTGCGTCTTTGTCTAGGGATGCCGTCGAGCGTGCCACCGCCTCGACCTGCAGGCACTGCGCCCGATCCTGTCACTTCTCTGACTAACTGACTGCCTATCGAGATCCCTGATTCTGCTTGATAATCAGGATGGAAAGAGAAAAGGGCTTGATAATCGACAACAAGCCTGATCGACAATGAGAATAGCCGCCCGCCCTCGTTTGTTATAATGCTTTGCCCCAGATCACTCTGTGGCCTTTTCAGTATCGGATAGTAACGATAATGACGCAAGTAAGCAGGCTGATCATATTGAAAGCATAGACGTTGATCAATGTCGAGATTGCCCCCCGCGTTTGATATGCTGCCATTTGATGCGATCTTGACTTGCTCTTGAATCAGTGCAGGGCTTGACGTCTCGACAACTGCATAATCATCGATCCCAACTGCGACAGAGGATCCGACAAGATTAACAAAAGGATGCGCATAGCAGTTCAGTCTTGTTGATCCTGAGTTTTGCACGCCCCTCAACGGGTGGCAATAGGCCTTATCTGCATCCGCTGCAAATGATACAGTAAAGCCCCGATCAAGATGATTCTGCATTGCATGAAATCTGTAGGCTAGATCCTCACCTAATATCATGCGATCCCGTTGAATCGTTACAACTTCCTGCATGCGTCCAACAGATCGAGACATAGAGCCAGTCAGAGAGACAGCATCGACGGCTTCTGTGATCATGTCGCTATACATTTCGCCTAATGCCTCGCCTAAATCGAGGATCACGGGGTGCGTATAATTGCCGTGCGGTTCTGGATAGAAAAAGAATTTTGCATTGCCCATGTTAACGGCCTCCAAATAGATTGCTGCTTGACGTGCCAAATTGATTATTGAATCTGATTTCGATCTGACGTACTAAGGCATCAACAGCATTGCGATCCACAACTGCGCTATTGATATTGACAGTCAAGCCGCCCCCTGTGCCTTGCATCTGTCGATCGACTTGTTGCGGCCTTTGTCCAGACTGAGGCACGACAAATTCGCCCCTGTGTAGCATTGCAAGCCCATCCTGCGCCCCTGTGAATCTGATACCACCTTGAGCCTTTGGAATGAATCGACCGCCCCCCATAAAAGTTGATTGATTCGGATCAAAAAATCTTTGTAATGCATTTCTAAAATTTTCATTTCTTCTATTTCCACTAGGATCAGAATCTCTAATTGATCCAAGAAATTTCAATCTATCTTTTATAATATCGATCAAATTTATGACTAATAATTGAAATCCATCTGTTAAAGCCTCTAGGATTCCAAAGGCTAATAATGGGATCAATTCTATAAATAGTGTAGGTAGTTGAGCAATTCCAAGTTTAATAGCCTCAACTTGTGCGGCAATTTGTTCTCTTTTTTGCTCTGGTGTTGTACTTCCAATTTTTTCTAATGTTCCTAATATTTGACCTGCTACGGGAGCAAATATTGAGACAATTGCAGAGGCGTCTAAACTTGCCACAGACTCAAAAATTCCTGCAGCAGCATCAATCTGCGCCTGTCGTTCTGCTTTTGCTGCCCGATCTGTTTTAGCCGCTACTTCATCTCTTGCTTTTGCTAATCTATTTTCTGCTTCTGCGAGTAACTTATTTGCTATAGTTGTTGGGCGGCCTGCAATCTCTAAATCTGTGATCGAATCATTGATCTCATCAACGACTTTCTGCGCTGCTCTGACTGCAGGATCAATGTCTTGGAAAGATTGCCCAATTCGGATCAAGTTCCTAAATGCAGCATTTGCATCTTCTGCAATTTTGTTGCTTGCATCCTGTGAATTGTTGCCCAATGCCTCGACACTGTTAGACAATTCATCAACTTGAGGCCTTGAATCTTTGACAGATTGAGACACGCCTGCCAAGATAGATCCGATCAACTCTTCTGCTCGTTTTGATGATTGCCGTCCACCTACACCAGCACCAGATCCTCCGAAGTCAACGTTCCCTAATCGTGTTGCAAGTTCTGCAGCCGTTGACACAGCAGACTCTGCAGATCTTGCCGCATTAGCGAAGTTATAGAAAGTTTCATCACTGATCACGCCTACCATTTTAAGGCCTCGCGTCAATCTGATGATCTGATCATTAACAATCTGAAATGATTTATTGACAAAACTAGCAAAAGGCCCGATCAAGGCCTGCAGGAATTGCAAAACGCCCAATCCTGTTCCCTTGAGACTTTGGCCCAATTCAGAGAATAGCCCCTGATTCTCTGCAATGAAATCGCCCAATGTTGCAAGGATCTTAATGCCGTCGAGCAGTCGATCATTAAAGTAATCAATGCCGCCCAATGCATCGACAAATTGCTGTCTTAAGCCCTTGACAGCCAGATCAACAAAAGCCAATTGCTCCTGAAATCTTGCTGCCGATGCAGATGCCTCTGGGCCTGTTTTCACTCCGAATAGATTCGACAATTCTAGGAAGTTTTCAAAGTCTGACGTTGCGCCAAATGCCTGCAGGAATTGCCCTGCAGATCTTCCCAATAACAAAAAGCCCTGCGTTGCTCTTTCCGTTGGATCTTCGATTGCCTGCAATCCCCTTGTAACGTCGATCAAGATCTGATCTGCGCTCTTTGTTGCTCCGCTTGCATCTGTCAACGAGATCCCCAATTTTTGTGCGGCCTCACTTGCACGCCCTGCGCCTGCGCTCAAATCTGCGAATAATCGAGGAAATCGACCTACAAAGGCCTCTGCAGCCTGTGCAGATTGCCCCGATCCCTCAAAGGCAGTTATAACGGCCTGTATACTATTCGCACTGAGGCCGGATTGCGCACTCAAATCATTTAGTTGATTGACACTGTCGACAACTTCCCTAGAGAAATCAAAGGCCGCCCGTTGTGCATCTACATAAGCAGTTGCCAACGCTCCGATCGTGCCAATGGTAGCAATTCCGACCGCACCGATCCCAGCCAATGCACCTGCAGCCGCAGCCCCTGCAATCTTTAATCCTCGCAGCCCCTTGCTTGCTCTCTTGCTTGACTTGTCGGATTCGTCTAGGCCCTTATTGGATTTCTTTGTCGAATCTGTCAATCCGTCCAATTCTTTTGCGGCCTTATCTGCATCCTTTGCAACGCCCTCAAGGCCTTGCTCTGCGCCTTTGGCGTCGACTTTAAGTATGTACTGCACAACTGTATCATTAGCCATATTTAGCCCCCTGAGATGCCTGTATAATAGCAGATACTTAGCACATTGACAGATCGATCGCTTTCTAGCCTATAATATCAATCAAGTCAGTTAGGGAGATCGTCGCCTGCACGCCTGATTTTTTGTATGACTTCATCGTGCGACTAAGTCTAGCCCCTCGATGCGTTACACACTTTAAGCACAACATGAGATCGTACCAGTCGAGTTTTGCAACTTCACTGGGCAATGTGCCATAGGATCGGGCTACAATATCGAGAATATGCAGATACTCTTCATTATCCGCGAAACGTGGCAAGTCGTTCGACTGCCTCCCCGTGTCCTTTCAAGGCACGATCCAGAATAGCCGCCCGATCCACTTTTGGAATCATGCCGATCCAGAGCATATTGCGATCTGCGTTTTGATCCTGTTGATTCAGTACGATCTGCAGTCGTTCAAACTGATCTTGATCGGGTTGCTTGGCATGACTTACACACATTGCAATCAGTTGATCCTGCGATCTGTTGATGCTGTCGATATGTTCAGGACGTACTTTGCTCAGAATCTCATAGGCCTTATCGATCGTCTCTTCGCTTGCATCCTCTGAATTCAACTCTTTGCCGATCTGTTGGAATTGCTGCAACTCGCCAGATTTGGCCAATGCTTGCAATATTAGAGAGTTAGATAGACTAGCCTTTTCAATCTCTGCAGGCGATAAAATGCGGCCCTTGATCACAAGTTGGCCTCCGAATATTTCCATTTCAAAACTGGATGCGTCTTGCACTTGACTCAAAAAATCTTTCAACATGTGGATCTCCGTTGATCTTGGTTTTGTCTGTATTGTAACTGATCAAGTGATCGACTATATAGTTTTTTTGATTTATTTTTGTTTATTTGCTTGCATGTGTGTAAATATGTTGATAATCTGTAT